CTCATTCAATACGCTATCATACTAGTATATTGTAGGAGTCTGTACACCACAGACCCGCTGTTTATCAATTATATCTTGAATGAAATCTTCGAAATCAAATCGCAAATTGTGGCCTCTATCGGCACACTGTCGTTGTAATTTTTCTATTTCACTCTTTCCGGAATGCGCTGCAAAACGCATCGCATTCTCAAATAAATCTTTTTTAATTCGTTTGTCTCCTTTATTTTGTTTGCTAATAAATTGTAATTCACGAATAGCTATTTCGATTGGTTTGGGCGCTAATACACACCAATCTAGAGGTACAAATTTCGATTTAAGAAATTGTAATTCTAATAAATCTTCGAACTTTTGTAAGTTCCCGCTTTTATCTGCGGATGTGGCTATAAAGCCTAATTTTGTTGTAGTTTCAGATACACTCTGTCGATTGAAATACTTTAAAGTATTACAATCTGCTGATATAATAACATCATCTCCATAAGTCAATAATGCTACATCACGATGAAAATCAGTAAAATCTGGACTCAAACCAGCTGATATACGTCCATTCAAATAGCTTGCATATAAGATATACACATTCGTTATTGAATTAAAAACGTCAGTCATAGGGTTACCCGACTTATTACCTAATTCTGTTTTCATCAAATTAAATCCAACTAATACATATGAGTTTTGCAATATATATAATAATCCGTGTCTGACTGGACATCTATCACCATAGTATTCATCTGTAATTCTACGATAAAACTCAAACGCTTGTGGTGACACACTGCCATCATAATTTGTATAGTCAACATCAAATCCATACTTGCCTTTACTACGTAAATAATCAAAAATACTTTTCCATTGCACCTCATAGTCAATTCCAATTGCACTATGAGTAACAAATCCAGGATTTTTCCTAATATAATTAAGAAAACTACCAAAATACTTACGCACCAGCATAGTATATTCCAATGATGGTTGTTCAAATATCCGTGTTTTACCTTGCTTGACCTTTTCAATTTTACGTAATTCATCTTTTATAGTTGCAACCCATAATGGACTATTTTTAACAATGCCAACTTTAAGATTGTCTTCCAAATCTGACAATCTATTAACAAATGTTTGGCCATGTATAGGAATAATAAATGTTTTTGCTTTCTCTGAAAAAGCATAATTAACATCATCAATTTTATTGAAAAATTCGTATTTTCCATTACTGAACCATTTCGATAAGATACCACTAGATGTACTCATAACTAGTCTATTCATAGTGTCATATCCATTAATAATTTCGAATTCAGTTAACAAATGTTTATCTCTTTCTTGTGGAAAATATTGTATATATTGTTGAACACACAATTCATGCATGCGAGGTTCAATAACATGTGTATATTTTGGAATACATTTTTGTGCATTGGAATACATTGCATGAAACTCATCTGTAATTCCTTTATAAGAAGGTGCATATTTGTTAGGCCATTCATCATGTTCTAACCACTTTCTTTTATCTGTCTTATCAATCATTACAGTGCTTAATTTGATACCGTTAACACTAACTTCTCCCAGATTTTCTATGGGAGTATTCCAATATTTACTAGTCTTCCCATTGCATTGAAAATTAATTTCCTCTTCTATAGGTAATTCACTAGTTTTAAACGCATTATATGCCTCCATAATCATCTAATATAAGTGGTGTAGCTCCTGCACGTTTTGTGCCATTGGCTAAAGCCGAATGCATAGCGTATAAAGGCTTGGACACATTATTATTAAAATAATATGGCCTACCACAATCTCCACTTTTAGTTATACCATCACAAAATGTACTAAGGATCATCGTCATATCATCACCATCTGCTGTGACTAGTTCATAACGCATTTTTGTAACTACATCAATATCATCTTGTTTTTCATTACCTATAATTGTGGCTTCTATATCTTTACCTTTCATCATTTGTACAAATTCATTACGAGTTGGTATAAACTGTCGTATTTTCCCTGCTCCATTTATATTGGCGTTAGATAAATAAACCAAACATAAATCGCATGATGTTCCTTGGTCATTCTTAATATCTTTGATCATAGCTTCATTTATTGCAACCTTTTCCATTCGTAAAGTGTCACCAATACTATTAATCAATTCAAGTTCAATATTAACATTCATCCCTGAACTCCTTTTCCTACGCCATGAATCAATAAAATGTCGATTTACTATTATAAACTTACTTTCAAAAGTTAAACAATACATAGAACACATAATTGACTCATCTTCAATATCTACGATACGAATAACACGTATATTCCGTCGCAATTTACGTAATTTATCTTCGTCATTCTGAAGAACAACACCAACTGGTTTACTCTTATGCCTAGGAGTATTATCATATGCTTGTCCTTGGAAAGCAGCCTTAACGCCACTAAGGAACATTTGAATAATGGATTTAATCAATTTATAAACGCCTACTGCTGCTACTCCTAGCATGCTAACTGTTGCAACTCCAAATACTGCATAGCAAAGACCTTTCCAACATTTTTCCTTATTAATTACTGATTCCATTTCTGGTTCTATCAAATAATACATTTCTTGTGCTGTTAAAGTTTCATTCTCCCAGTTCTTTCCATTCTTCAATTTATAAATTCCAAGACACTTTAATTCACTTATAAACATTTCTTTATATTCTTCATAGTCGCCATCAATTCTACTTGCTCTAATGTTTGCCATACAATCTCGTATAGCATCTTCTCTACTATAATCATCAACATCATAGTATTCCGCATCACCAGCTTGTAAAGTTATAGTTGACAATGCACTAGTCAATTTAGTATGAATATTTTGTTTATTGTGGTAATCATCAACCAAGTGAGTTACAATACTTCTAAACGTAACACTCGATCGAATATGACCACCAACTACATCGGTGTAGAAGAAATGCCATTCTTGATCAATCATATCTATTAATTGCTCAACAGTTTTCCCTTCCAAATTGTTGGCTAGCCATGACGCCGCTTTTGATCCATCTTGATTCTTTGTAGTAATTGTCCACGCATTTAC